TTTGCGCCGTTAGTTCACGGCAAAACACCGGCTGAGGCTCGCAGGATTATCGGCTGCTCTTTGTCGGCTGTTCAGAACGCCCGCGATAAAGGCTGGATACACTTGGTTTCCAGTGAACCGAAGCGCATTGATTGGTCACAGTATAAGGAGTTAGCGAAAGAACACACAACGTATGGCCTGTCTCGAATCACAGGTATTCACGTACGGCGTATACAAGAAGCACAGAAGAAAGGACTTATCCAATGCAAAGCTGGACAGCCTAACGGGTGGACGAAGCGATGATCCCACGCCACGCAATTTATAAAGCCAGATACCGCTGGCGCTGCTGCAACAATGGCGATTTTAAGGCCAAAGCGCGAGCAGGGTTTAAACGCGACTGGTGGGCAAAAACTTACAAATACAGGATACAAGCGAATGAGCACTTTACCAGATAAGCTACGCGATACGGCGCACAAAATTGACACCGGCAAGGGTATCAAGCTATGCGAAGAAACGGCGCTAATGTACCAAGCTGCTGATGAAATACAGCGCATTGAAGCCGAAAACGCCGAACTGCGCCAGCAAATACCACAATGGATTCCTGTCAGTGAGAAATTGCCTGAGCCCAACAATCCTGTGCTTGTGTACTATTTATCAGCGTACTGGCTTAACCCTAGCATGAGTGTGGCACTACATTTTGATGGCGGTAGGTGGCGGCAACTAATTGGCGGCGAAGATATGAATGCTGTTTTACACTGGATGCCACTACCACCACCGGAGCAAGACAAATGATAGAACACTCCCCAAGCGCTTGGTGCGTATGCTGCCACCAAGAATACGAAAAACACGAACTAATCAAGGGTATCTGTGGAAACTGTCGATTTACTATTGGTGCCATTTCTAGCGTTTTTATTCTTTAGCCTTGGCGTGATTGTCGGGATAACCATTTCTGATTTTTTTGACGATATTGAATAGGAGTAACCTAGTATGGCAATGACCCCGGAAGCAAAAGTTAAGAAGAAAGTAACAAACATACTCAAAGAACTAAACACTTACTACTTCTACCCTGTAACGGGCGGTTACGGTAAAAGCGGAGTGCCAGACATAATTGGTTGCTACGAGGGTAAGTTTTTTGGGATTGAATGTAAGGCTGGGAAAAACAAACCCACGCCACTACAAGAAAAGAACTTAGCAGATATTAAAGCTGCTGGCGGTATCGCGCTGGTCGTTAATGAGGACAACATAGAGGATGTGCGTTATGCACTGACTGGCTGTTGTGACGACCCACGACAACTCACTTTAAACTTTAACTAGCGTTAGGAGAACGGCAATGACTAAAACAGTCAGTAATACTAAGCAAGTGGGCGGCAACCACTATAAAGATATGCCTATACAACCGTGGGAAGTAATGGAGTCCGTACTTACACGTGATGAATTTATAGGGTTCTTAAAAGGAAACATCATTAAGTACGCACTGCGTCAGGGTAAGAAGGACAGTGACGATGTTGGTAAAGCGAAACATTATGTGGAAAAACTGCGGGAGGTAACGGGCTAATGGACTTAATAACAGTAGACTTTGAAACGTATTACAGCAAAGAGTTTTCTTTATCCAAGATAACTACCGAAGAATACATAAGAGACCCACGCTTTGAAGTGATCGGTGTCGGTGTTAAGGTCAACAACGAACCCACTGAATGGGCAAGCGGCACCCATGAACAACTTAAAGAATACCTACATTCATTTGATTGGGCGAACTCTATGGTACTCGCTCACAACACTATGTTTGATGGTGCTATTCTCGCTTGGCATTTTGATGTTCACCCTCGCGTGTTTACCGATACTTTGTGTATTGCCCGTGCTTTGCATGGGGTGGAAGTTGGCGGTAGTTTGCGGTCACTTACTGAGAGATACCGTATTGGAGCTAAAGGCACGGAAGTTATAAACGCTTTCGGTAAACGCCGATTGGACTTCACTGCGGAAGAACTAGATCGTTACGGTGATTACTGCGTTAATGACGTTGAGTTAACGTATAAGCTGTTTCACATATTCCTGAAAACAGGTTTTCCTAAGACTGAACTAAGGCTGATCGACCTCACCCTGCGTATGTTCATCGACGCGGTGTTGGAGTTAGATATTGGACTCTTGGAGCAGCACCTTGAAGATACGCGGGAACGTAAAGACCAACTGTTAGAAGCTGCGGGGGTGTCAAAAGACGATCTAATGTCGAACCCGAAGTTTGCAGAAGTGTTAAATAGCTTGGGCGTGGTGCCACCAACTAAGGTAAGCCCAACTACAGGTAAGGAAACGTGGGCGTTTGCTAAGTCTGACGAATCGTTTAAAGCACTGGAAGATCACGAAGATGACAGAGTGCAGGCGGTGGTTGCGGCAAGACTAGGTACAAAAAGCACGCTTGAAGAAACACGCACTCAACGGTTTATTGATATAGGTAAGCGGGGAACCCTGCCCGTACCTGTGCGTTACTACGCCGCACATACTGGACGGTGGGGTGGTGACGACAAGATCAACCTTCAAAATTTACCGAGCCGTGGCCCCAACGGTAAGAAGTTAAAACGTAGCATATTGGCCCCTGACGGATACACCCTCATTGATGCGGATAGCGCACAGATCGAGGCTCGTGTCCTTGCGTGGCTGGCCGAGCAGGATGACTTAACACAAGCATTCACTAACGGTGAAGATGTTTACAAGAAGATGGCGTCCCGTATATACGGTATACCGGAAGAAGAAGTCACCAAAGAGCAACGGTTCGTGGGTAAGACCACTATCCTCGGTGCAGGGTACGGTATGGGTGCGCTCAAGTTCCAAGGTCAGCTAAAGACGTTTGGGCAAGATGTAACACTGGACGAAGCACGACGGATAATAAGTATATACCGCGAGACTAACTGGAAGATCAATCAGCTATGGCGCGATTGTCAGAACATGATCCGCAACATGGTGAATGGTGATAGTTACCAGATCGGTAAGCAGGGTGTCCTACAGGTGGTCGGTTCAGAACAAGGCATTAAATTACCTTCTGGTCTACTTATACGCTATGACGACTTATCAGCAGAGAATACCGAAAACGGTTTGGAGTATAGCTATAAGACAAGGCGTGGACGCACTCGACTATACGGTGGGAAGGTAACGGAGAACGTATGCCAAGGGATAGCACGTTGTATAATTGGAGAGCAGATGCTACAAATAGCTAAGAAATATCGTGTCGTGCTAACTGTACATGACTCTATTGTTATCTGTGTGCGAGACGAAGAAGTTTCTGAGGCCCAAGCCTATATTGAGAAATGTATGCGCTGGACTCCCGATTGGGCCGAAGGTCTGCCTATCAACTGTGAATCTGGCACTGGTAAATCATACGGAGATTGTGAATGAGTATTAAGCCGTGGTCGTTCAGTAAGATAAAGGCGTTTGAACAATGCCCTAAGCAATTCTACCACGAGAAAATACTCAAAGAGTTCCCTGTCGCTGAGACGGAAGCGATGCGTTACGGCACCGAGTTCCACTTAGCGGCAGAGGAGTACATACGTGATGGTAAACCACTCCCTAACAAGTTTTCTTTCGCACAAACTATGCTTGATTCTCTAAACGCAAAACAGGGAACTAAGCTATGCGAAAAGGAAATGGGTTTAACCGAGAACCTAGAACCATGCGGTTTTTCTGATGATGCCGTATGGTTCCGTGGGATAGCTGACTTGTTGATTATTGACTCACCAACAAGTACAGCGTGGGTTATAGACTATAAGACTGGTAAATCGTCACGGTACGCCGACAAAGGACAGCTTGAACTTATGGCGCTAACCGTATTCGCACACTACCCTGAAATAACAAAGATACGAGCAGGGCTACTGTTCGTTATCAGTAAAGACCTTATCAAAGATAAGTACACCGATTTCGATAAAGCGAAGTTGTGGGAGAAGTGGCTTGGTAAATACAACGCCATGAAAACCGCCGCTGAAACTAATGTATGGAATCCTAAACCAAGCGGATTGTGCAAACGCCACTGCCCAGTCACTGTTTGCGTTCACAACGGAGGCCACTAATGCCGTACAAAAATAAACCCCGCCCATATAAGAAAGAGTACCAGCAACAGAAAGAACGAGGCGAGCACACTGACCGTATGGAACGTCAACGTGCCCGTCGAAAGATGGATAGTACAGGTAAAGATGCTAACAAGAACGGTAAAGCCGATAAGCGTGAGGGCAAGGACATCGCACACAAAAAACCGTTATCTCGTGGGGGCACCAACAAAGATGGTTACACCGTGCAAAGCCGTAGTAAGAACCGTGCAGCCGGTGGAGCATTAAGTAAAGGTAAGAAAAAAAGTTAGTGTTGCACTAACAAAACCGCGTCACTAATAAAAATGTGGCGCTGCGCTGGAGAACGACATGAAAATCCTTAACAACAAGGCGGTCTTGTTACGCCTTCGTAACCCCAATAAAGTTACGGCCACTGTAACTAAAAGCAAAGAACTACCTGATAACAACGTAGTTGTTAACTGGGGTGTAGACGAAGTACATACCCTGAAAAAGCTGAATATTAACGTACCATCCCCTATAAACGGACGTTACGACTGGCCCGGACAGTACAAACCATACGCCCACCAACGCACCACTGCGGCATTCCTGACAATGAACAAGCGTGCGTTCTGTTTCAACGAGCAGGGCACAGGTAAGACCGCATCTGCTATCTGGGCATCTGACTTTTTGATGAAGCAAGGTAAGGTCAACCGCGTGTTGATTATATGCCCTCTATCTATCATGGATAGTGCGTGGCGTAATGACCTGTTTTCTTTTGCCATGCACCGAACCGTCGATGTGGCATACGGCGCGAAAGAGAAACGCCGCAAAATAATCCAGCAGGGTTCTGACTATGTGATTATAAATTATGATGGGGTGGATATAGTTGCCGACGAGATTATCCAAGGCGGTTTTGACTGCATTATTGTAGACGAAGCAACACACTATAAGA